CTGCTTATTGAAAATGCTGGAATGCTTGATGCTTTTGAATTGAAACAATCATTTGCTCATGGTGATTTTGGCATCAAGAACATGTTGTTTAAGAATTGTGATGTTACTCTTATCGATCCAATTTGTGGTGTTTTTGGATGCACGGAGCTTGATGCCGCTAAGTTTATTGCAAGCTTAATCATTAATCAATATAACTATGATTTGATTAAAAAGTCTTTCGATTATATGGCCTTGACAAATGACATAAATAAGAATATATTGTTAGTATTAACAGCAGCTGAAATTACTAGGGTATACAAATATCATCCTAGTAAAGATTTTATTATGGAGTGTGTGAATTATGTTTACGAACATCTCAGAAATAGCTAGAAAAGTAGGCAAACCCTCTGATGAGATAAGGATCGGGTTTACGTGCTCTACTTTTGATCTGCTGCATGCAGGTCATATTGTCATGTTGCAAGAAGCTAAATCTCTATGCGATTATCTTATTTGTGGCTTGCTTATTGATCCAACAGTAGATCGACCAGAAACTAAAAATAAACCAATCCAAACTCCATTCGAAAGATACACTCAACTTGCGGGTTGTCGCTTTGTTGATGAAGTGATTCCATTTACTACTGAGCAAGAAATTGTTGATATGATTTTGACTATTCAACCTCATATTCGTATCGTTGGAGAAGAGTATAAAGGTACTGATCATACCGGTGTTGGTTTATGCCCAATTCATTATAACAAACGCAAACACTCTTTCTCGTCTACTGACTTGAGAAAAAGAGTGGTAGAGGCATCGAAAGGTAAACAATGAATATAACTCACGCATCAATAGTTCCGCTTATTGGCGGGGAAACTATCGGATCGCATAATGCTTTTGGCTCTAGACCAATTCACTTTATGTCATATGAAGCATTTGCAGATAATGATAGCCATATTTTAAATTATTATAATAATGAAGTTCCTTATTATGTTTTAGATAAAGGAATGGCTCCACCTACTAATGAAAGAGCCGATGTCGTATCATCAGTTTGCCCTTGTGCTGGTTTGTCAACTATGTCTATGGGATATGGTGATGATAACGAAAACAATAAATGGATGGTTGAAACTGCAAAGTATATCCTTGGTGAATATAAACCAAAAGTATTCTGGGGAGAGAACGCTCCTGGATTTGCTGGTAAGATTGGTAAAACTGTTCGTGAAGAATTGAGAGGCATTGGTAAATCAAATGGGTATACAATGTCTGTTTACCGTACTAAATCTCTATTGCACGGATCACCACAAGTACGCGAGAGATCATTCTATTTCTTTTGGAAAGGTGACAAAACTCCACTTTTGAATTACTTCAATAAGCCTCATACACCTATTGAAGAAGTAATTCGTGGAGTTAAATCTAACTTTCAAACAGAAGTAATTAATAATAAGAAAAAACCAACAGACAATCCATATTATAAATTCATCTTAGAAGAAATTCATGGAGGCAGAACTCATAAAGAGCATGCAGCTGCTATTGAACCAACTTCAGCTCGTGGAGCATGTGTTTATAGTTATATTGAGCAACAGGGTTATAACTATTTACAAGTTGCTGAATGGATGGAAAAGAATGGTTATGAACGTGAAGTAGAAAAGTGTAAGTATAAGCATTCAAAACTTGAACAAGGTAAGAGTATTATGCGTCGAGGAGTAACAATTCCTAAGGATCGTATTGGTGCTTTTGTTGGTCACTATCCTCTTATGCTAGCGCATCCTGATGAAGATCGGTTTATCAACTATCGTGAAGCTATGACAATTATGGGTCTACCTGAAGATTTTGAATTAGTAGGTGCTAATCCAAGAAATGCTAATCATATTTGTCAGAATGTTCCAGTACAAACTGCTACTGATATGGCATCTGAAGTAAAAAAATATTTGAATAATGAATTAAAAATGGTTGACACAGACTACATTGTACAATATAATCATAGACAAGAAGCTAATTATTTAGAACGTGGAGCGACACTTGAGGCATTTTTATGAGAAATGATTTTATCTTAGACTTTGAAACAATAGGTCAAATATCTTATAAAGCTCCTGCTATTGATTGTTCTTATATGGTTTTTAGTTGGGATCGTTTTCTTGAAGAACCATACACTTTTCAAGAACTTGTTGGCATGGCTACTAAGCAAAAGCTGTCTCTCAAAGATCAAATTAAAAACTATGATTTTTCTTATAAAGAGGAAGATCTTAATTGGTGGATGATGCAGTCTCTAGAAATAAAGCAAAGCATCAAACCTCTCGAGAGTGATTTAACCGTGGATCAATTTATGGAAAGAGTGATTGGCTTTTTGCGCAACCAACCAAGCATTGATTATTGGTGGAGTCGAGCAAATGGCTTTGATCCAGTAATTCTTCATCACCTTTCTTTAGTAGTTGGCAAAGATAGATTATTGAACGAATACTTACCTCATTGGAAAGTTCGAGATACACGCACTTATATTGATGCCAAATTTAATTTTACAACACAAAATGGTTTTTGTCCAGTGGCTAATTCTAACCAATGGGAAAAAGTATTTAAAGCTCATGATAGTTCTCATGATATTGCAGCAGATGTTTTACGATTGCAAGCTATACATAGGGCAGAAAACGATATGGAGCAAGTAGAAATATGAAAATCGAAGTAAGTTTAGAAGAATTACGAAAATATAAGATCTTTGTTGGTACACCTATGTATGGAGCACAATGTGCAGGTACATACACTAAATCTTGTACTGACTTGTCTTTAATGGCTGGTGCTAATGGAATTGATATAAGATTTTATTATTTGTTTAACGAGAGTTTGATCCAAAGAGCTCGTAACTATATTGTAGATGAGTTTCTACGTTCTCCGTGCACCCATTTATTGTTTATTGATGCAGACATTGGGTTTAACCCGAGGGACGTTCTAGGGCTTCTAGCAGTGCAAATACAAGATAAAGATAAGTACAATATTGTTACTGGTCCTTACCCAAAGAAAACAATTGCATGGGAAAAAGTAGCTACTGCTGCAAAGGCTGGTAAAGGAGATGAGAATCCTTTTGAACTTGAAAATTATACAGCTGATTATGTTTTTAATCCTGTCAATAGAACAACATCTTTTAAATTAGATCAACCGCTTGAGATTGGTGAAGGTGGTACTGGGTTTATGTTGATTCCACGTGAAACACTTGAAAAATTCCGTGATGCATATCCAGAACTATCATATAAACCAGATCATGCGCGTACTGAAAACTTTGACGGTACAAGAGAAATTACTGCATTCTTTGATTGCGTAATCGATCCAGATACAAAGCGTTATTTGTCTGAAGATTATTTCTTCACCAAATATGCTCGTAAAGCTGGAATGAGAGTGTGGATGTGTCCTTGGATGCAACTGCAACATATTGGCTCATATGTGTTCAAAGGATCACTGGGCCATATTGGTAGTCTAGGTATGTCAGCAACAGCTGACGCTAAGAGCAATCGTAAAAACTATAAGAAAAAAAAATAGTTGACAGTTGCAAAAATCCGTGATATATTTAATAAATAAAGTGTGATAAAGGAGCTTTTATACAATGAAATTCAGTGAACGCACTCTTACTATCCTTAAGAGTTTTTCTACTATTAACAAGTCTATCCTTATGAAGGAAGGCAATGTTCTTAAAACTGTAACACCAGAAAAGACATTGGTTGCAACTGCAACTATTCCAGACACAATTCCTGCACAAGCTTGTGTATATGATTTGTCGAGGTTCTTGTCAATTCTGAGTCTTTACAAAGATCCAGATGTCGAGTTTCATGATAAATATTTTATGATTCAAGACGGTAAGCGTAAGACCAAATATGTTTACGCAGACATTTCTATGATCCATGCTGCACCAGAAAAAGATATTCAGTTGCCTACAGCTGATGTTGCAGTAAATGTTTCATGGGAGGACATGCAATCTGTTATTAAAGCAGCGGGCGTGCTCCAATTTAGCGAGGTTGCCTTTGTTGGTGAAGGTGGTAAAATCTACCTTAAAGCCATTGATGGCAATAACGATAATTCTGATGATTATGGTGTTGAAATCGGCACTACATCTGATGAATTTAAGATTATTATTAAAACTGATAATCTTAAGCTTTTACCTCAGGATTACCAAGTTACTCTATGCGCAAAGGGTATCTCTGAGTTTAAAAGCGAGGGTGTCACATATTATGTGGCAATTGATACTAAGTCGACTTATAAGAAAGGTGAATAACTATGGCTGAAAAACAGCAACAACAGCAGCAGCAACAGCAGCAGCAAGAACCAGTACAAATCGCACTACAAGATATTGCTACTGTAGTTCAAATGATCGACGTGGTTTCTCGTCGAGGTGGTTTTGAAGGTAACGAAATGGCAGGCGTAGGTGGTCTACGTAATAAGCTTGAGTTGTTCCTTCGTCAAAATGCTCCGGCAGGCGAGCAACCTCAAGGGCAAATGCCAAATCCAGAAGTACCGGCAGATGTTCCAGAAGAAGCACCACTGGCAGATAAAGTCCAGTAAACTAATGAACGACCGCGGGCTCTCGTTGTTAAATAAACCCGCACATTTATCTTATATTATGGAGACATTATGTCTATTGATGCAAAAGCAAATGAAGTTCTTTATGTGGAAAAGTATCGTCCACAAAAAATTGATGATACTATTCTTCCAGAAAAAACTAAAGCAATGTTTAAAAAGTTTGTCAATGATGACAGCGTCCCAAACTTGCTACTCACAGGTGGTCCAGGTGTTGGAAAAACCACGATTGCAAAAGCTATGCTCGAAGAAATGGGTTGTGACTATATCGTTAAAAACGGTTCTCTTAATGTTAATATCGATACCCTTCGGTATGAAATATCCACATATGCCTCGGCAGTATCCTTGGCAGGCGGCAGAAAGTACGTCATCTTTGACGAGGCGGACTATCTTAACGCAGCAAATGTTCAACCCGCACTCCGTAACTTCATTGAAGAATACTCTTCAAACTGTGGGTTTATCTTTACCTGTAACTTTAAAAATCGTATAATTCAGCCACTTCGTTCTAGGTTGTCTGAGATTGACTTCACAATCGAACAAACCCAACGACCAGCTTTGGCTGCTCAATTCTATAAACGAGTTCGTTCTATTCTCGATAACGAAAGTGTTGAATACGATAATAAAGTAGTTGCAAAAGTAATTGAAAAGCATTTCCCAGATTTTCGTCGTGTTCTAACTGAACTACAATCATATGCTGCTTCTGGTCGTATTGATGAGGGTATCTTTGTTAACCTCAAGCAAGAGTCTATGGACGAATTGTTTAATCTTTTAAAAGCAAAAAACTTTACAGGTATGCGTAAATGGGTTGCTTTGAATTCTGATCAAGATATGAATGAAATGTTCCGTCGTATCTATGATATGGCAACTGATAAAGTTCAACTTAAATCAATGCCAGGATTTGTTGTAACACTCGCTGACTATATGTACAAATCAAGTTTGGTAGCTGATCCAGAAATAAATATGGTTGCGTTCTTAACAGAAATCATGTTAGAATCGGAGTACAAATGAGCGATATTGGACCAGTAGCACCTATTGTTGTAAGCTCTTATGTAAGTACAACTATAGATCCATACAAAGAAACGCTTTCAAAAGTAACACATACAGATCTCAGCGGCTCAATTAAAGTTGAGGCTATTGATTATATTCGTTACAATCGTGAAGGTGAACTCGTGAAACCTGAAAAGCAAATTGTCGATATTTCAGTATGAGTAAATGGTTAAGCAAGCTTATCGAAAAACATACTTGCCATTTTTGTGGCAAAAAACTTGATAAGAAAGACATATATACTATAAACATGGATACATTAGAAGGACCACATACTGTTGTGTCGTGCCAACCATGTGCTGACGATTTTGATGATATATTAAAAGCTATAGAGGATGTACATAATGAGCAAGGACTATAGTCCATTTGATTTTATGAATGCAGTTTCTTTGACTAAAGAAGATCTTATTCATAACAACGAAAACCCTGAATTAATTGAAAAACAATATACTCCTTACGTAGTGAACCGTGGATTTACTAACTTTGAAGATACAATTCTCCATGCTAATGAAATGAACATGAGACATCACCTATGGAATGATGCTCAATTTCAATATTATCGTGGAGCACTACGTAAACGTAAACGTTTTTCTAAATGGCCCAAGGCTGAAAAAAGCAAAGATCTTGATGCCATTCAACACGTATATCAATGCAATCGCACTGTTGCAAAGATGTATCTTAAAGCATTGAGTAAAGAGGATATACAATCAGTGCATAACAAAATGCTTACTGGCGGAGTGTAACAAGGAAGTACCTAAAATAATAAATATATCTGATGGTCAAAAGGGGCATCGTGATATAAACAAAATTAAAAAAAGGTGCGGTTGTTATGCAAGAAGAAGACATTTTCAAAGGTGTCGGTATTGAGATCACTCTTCCTTCTCCAGACAGCTTTTTAAAGGTTAAAGAAACGTTAACGCGTATTGGAATATCTTCTCGTAAAGAGAAAAAATTGTACCAAACGTGTCACATTTTGCATAAACAAGGAAGATATTCTATCCTCCACTTTAAAGAGCTTTTTATTCTAGATGGAAAAAAGAATACTTTTACCGACGAAGATATTTCTAGAAGAAATACTATTGTGAATCTTTTAGAAGAGTGGGATTTAGTTAAGGTTGTAAAACCTGAACAATCCAAGGAACCAGTGGCTCCATTAAATCAAATTAAGATCATATCTCATAGAGAAAAATCTGATTGGACTTTAGAAGCTAAATATAATATTGGAAAAAAATAGTTATGAACGTATATAAAGTGAATGAAAGAGCAGCGCTGCCTGAGTATGCTACAGATGGATCAGCCTGTTTCGATGTTAAAGCATGTATTAAAAATGGGCAACGTTTAAGATCATATAATGCATGGAATAAAGAAATGCCCGTAGTTGTAAAGGGCGTTGGTAAAAATCCAGATGCATTTCAATTACCACCAGCTGTGCGTGTACTTGTTCCAACAGGATTGATCTTTGATATTCCTGAAGGTACTGTTATGAAAATGTACATTCGTTCAGGAATTGCTTTGAAAAAAGGATTGACATTAGTGAACGGAGTTGGTATAATAGATTCAGACTATGTGGAAGAAAGTTTCCTTATGTTGGAAAACATTTCAGAAAGCATGGCCACGATCGAGCACGGTGAAAGAATTGCTCAATGCTTAATTGAACCAATTACCCGCGAACCGATCGCAGAAATTACTGAAAAACCAGCACAAAAAACTGACCGTGATGGCGGTTTTGGAAGTACTGGAGTATAAATAATAGTAGGAATGCCTTATGGGTTCCTACTTTTAACCGCCGGTTTAAAACGGCAAACATAAATCTTGCTTAACTTAAGGAGATAGCAATATGACTAGCACACGTAGATTTACTACGGATCTTTTGAATGATCCATTTTTTATTGGCTTTGATCGTGTACTCGATCGCATGACCGCAACTACACCAGGCCAAAACAATTATCCCCCATATAACATCGTTAAAACTGAAGAAAACAGCTATGCTTTAGAATTAGCAGTAGCTGGTTTTTCTGAAGATGATATTGAGATTGAAGTAAAAGAAGGCATCCTTTCTATTGAAGGCTGCAAAGACGCTGATGGAGAAGAAAGAAGTTACCTCCACAGAGGTATTTCATCTCGGCAATTTAAAAGAACTTTTACACTATCTGATACCATGGTTGTTAACGGTGCTAATTTCGTTAACGGTGTTCTAACTATTGAGTTAGAAAACGTTATCCCAGAAGAAAAGAAACCACGTAAAATTGAAATTACGCGTAAACCAGAACTCTTAAATGGATAAATATAAA